TGAACAAAGGAGACAACTAATGGATCAAGCAAAAGCAATGCTGGCATCATGGGCAAGAAGCTCAGTCGCCGGCGCGTTGGCCGTCTATATGACTGGCAATACCAATCCAAAGGATTTGGCCTTGGGCTTAGTGGCTGGACTTGTTCCGGTACTTGCTCGCTGGGCTAATCCAAATGACGTAAGTTTCGGCAACAAGAAGTGAGCGTCGGCGAATGGACGGCGGTCGGTGGGCTTGTTCTTGCGGTGCTGACTGCCATCTATTCGTCAATGAGATTCATGGTGAAATCGATCATGCGAGAGCTTTCACCGAATGGGGGCAATTCGCTTAAAGACCAAGTGAGCAGAATTGAAATGCGACTAGACCAACTACTCATTGAAATTGCTCTGAAGAAGTAGCCGACACGCCGATTCTTAGGCGGGAATCTTGAATTTGTCAGATAAGCGTGTCACTCTCTATTTCGGGAGCTGAACAGCTCTCAGAATCGGGAGCAAGAAATGACAACATCAGAAGTCGGACTATTCGTGATTATGGCAATAGCATGCATTCTCTGGGCTATTTGTAGCTATTCAGTCGGATACAGAGAAGGCCACAAAGATGGCTATCAGCGCGGCAAAGCCGTCGGCCGTCACGCATCATCTCAGGCGGTGCGCTAATGGGGTTCTTGGATGGCTATGAGGCCGCACGTGCCAGAACAGATCGTTGGATTCTTACACATCCGACCGGTCGAATTGAAACAGAAATCATGGAATTCAACGCTGAAAAGGGTTACGTTCTAGTCAAGGCCACTGGCTATCGCAACGCAGATGATTTATATCCAGCAGGTGTTGATTTCGCTTATGGTTATCAAGGCGCATACGTGCAAAATATGAAACGCTGGTTCGTCGAAGATACAGTCACCAGCGCAATTCTTAGAGTTATGCAGCTAATCATGGGCGGTGCAGAGCGTACAACCCGCGAGACGATGGAGCAGATTGAAGCTCTACCGGCAAAGGTTGCAAAGACTGACCTTGACTACGATTACTGGACAACCAAATTCGGTGAAGTGCCATCGTTTAAGACGCAAGAAGAAGTTGATGTAGCTGGCACACCAGATTCATTGCAACAGTGCAGACATGGCAAGCGCATCTTTAGAGAAGGCACGTCCAAGACTACGGGCAAAGCCTGGGCTAATTACAGCTGCGTTGAAAAGAAGCCAGAGCAATGTGATCCTAATTGGCTAGTCATGAGCAGCGATGGCAAATGGAAACCCCAAGTATGAGCGATTACTGGGAAGTAATACAGGTCAAAACAATGACTGGCAAGCTGATGGAAAACGGAGAAGTTGTTGCAGAATACAAAGTCGAGCAATGTGACAAATGCTCCCGGCTGGTTAAATTCGATGAATTTGGTTATCAAAAAGGATTTGGTAACGAAAAGATAATTTGGTTCTGTGCGGAGTGCAGATGATTATGGTGCGCTTATCGCGTGAAGATGAAATCATTGCGCATTCAGCTGGGCTTGCCAGAGAATCACGATATGGCTCTAATCCAAAATTCCAAGGCAATAAAGGCAACTTTCACAATGCCGTCGTCATTCACTCAGAAGCCGTCGGTGCTGAGATGGCGGTGGCCAGATACTTTGGTGTTGAGGACTTTGTGCCGACAGTCAATACATTCAAGAATGAACCGGATGTGTATTGGAACGGCGTGGCAATTGAAGTCAAACAAACGCCACACAAACGCGGTCACTTAATTATTAGCGAAGATGATCGTGATACTGACATCGCAGTATTGGTTGTAGGCGAATCACCGACGTATTACGTCATGGGCTGGATACCGGTGGGCGTTGCAAAGCGTCCAAGGTTCCAATCAGCTCAAGGCGGATACTGGGTCAGCCAAATTAATCTGCAACCTATTGAGACGTTAAGGAAATCCATCCATGCCAATACTTGAATTTGATTGCTCAATCTGCGCAAAGCTTTACGGCAAAGCAAAGCAACGTCATGGCATCCGAAAGACGGCCGAACTAACGCTTCATGAATGGTTCAGCACATGTCTTGGATGTGGAGCAATGGGCATCAAAGTCGTCGATGATGCAAAGGTTGCAGGGTTATCTCTATGAATAAGTTATCCACAGGCGTTATCCACAGGGTGTTGAACACGCCCAAGATGACGCTCAGACTTGACCGGTATTTGACTTTATCGATACGCTCCATACTCGCTGGCGAGCCGCTGATGCGGATAGCTCGCAGGCGAAGTCTGGTGCTATTGGGTGTGCTATGTGTTGTAGGCACAACACCAGCGGAAGCAGTGACAGACACTGATTATCTCAAGCTATATGCTCATTCAAGAATCATTAACTATAAGCAGTTTCAATGCTTTAATCAGTTAATCACCAAAGAATCTAATTGGAGAATTAATGCAATCAATGGATCGCATTACGGCTTAGGTCAAATGAGAAATCCTAAATACAGAGAGCTTGATGGGTATCGCCAAATTGACTGGACGCTTCGCTATATTAAGGCAAGATATTCTGGCTCTAGTTGCAATGCATACCGGCACTGGCAGAAGAAGGGTTGGCATTGATGTCTAGGTCGTGGGCTAAGGGTTCAACCCGGCAATGGCGCATCATCAGAGAGCGTATATTGCTTCGGGATGGGTGCTGTCAGATATGTGGCACGACAGAAGGCAAGATGCACATCGATCACATCATTCCAAAGAGACTCAATGGCGGTGATGATGAATGGAATTTGCGTCAATTGTGCCAGAACTGCAATTTGAGCAAAGGGGGTCGGTTTTTTAGTGATGGACTTACACCCCCGACTCTCCATGGGCAAGATATACCCAAGAACGTGTCACTAAGTCATGATTAAGCCATCATTGACCATAGTTGGTCACGAGCAGGACGAACTCGTCTCAAATCGGCTCACATCGGTTTTAGAGCCGGAATCAGCTCAAGTCTTTGGGCATGAAGTGCCTCGAATCCACACGCCGCTCAATGATTTGCCCAGCCGAGGCTTTGAATTGATTGACTTTGCTGACCAGATTATCGAGGGCGGGTTTATGCCATGGCAGAAATGGCTGGCGGTTCAATCGCTCAAGTTGAAATCTGATGGGCGTTACTTCCATCCCATTACAGTGGCAACAGTCGCCCGCCAAAATGGAAAATCGACCTACATGCTCGCCCGCATCGCCATGGGTTTATTTCACTGGGATGAGTCACTGCAAGTCGGTTCAGCTCATAGATTGGTCACATCGCTGGAGCAGTTTAGATCGCTGGTGGCCATTATTGAAGCTCACGATGATTTGGCAAAGCAAGTCAAGCGAATCAGATGGCAACATGGAGCAGAGGAGATTGAAACTCTGACTGGTAACAGATTCGTTATCAAAGCCGGCGGTTCAGCAGCTCGCGGATTGAGCAAGCCGGAAATTGTGCATCTGGATGAGCTGCGTGAAATGAAGGACTTGGATTCATTTGCAGCTTTGAGATATACCTTGATGGCGGCCAAGAATCCTCAAGTCAATTGTTTCAGCAATGCTGGAGATTCTCATTCCGTCGTGCTGAATTTGCTTAAAGAACGCGGGATGGCAGCTGCGGCCGGAGCAGTTGATGACATTGGATATTTCGAGTGGTCATCTCCCACAGAAGTCTTATCGATTGAGAATGCGGCCTATGCAAATCCCGGACTCGGAATAACAATTCACCCAGACAATATAAAGGCCGTATTCAATGACCCAATCGAAGTCGTCATGACGGAAGTGTTGTGCCGATGGGTTCAGACCATCTCCAGCGTCGTCGGCTCAGCTGAGTGGAATGAATGTCTGGATGAAGATATTGACCTTGACCCAGAGAAGCTGACGTGGATGGCCATCGACTGCTCGCCGGATCGTAGATTTGCAGCATTGGTCGCCGCTCAGAAATTAGGCGATGAGAAATTCATCGTCAAGCTGCTCCACACTTGGGAAAACTCAGTGCAGCTCGATGATCGTGAGATTGCCAACGATGCAGCTAAATACTGCCGCGAATATCCCATTGAGCATCTGCTTTACTCACGCCGAACATCTGGCGCGGTCGCGGCAAGAATGCAACCGGCCGGAATCCCAATTTATGACATGGATTCGGATTACCCGCAAAGCTGCGATGAGATGCTGGGAGCAATCAACTCTGGGCGTCTTAAACATCGAGGCCAATCTGAACTCACTACGCAAATGCTCTCAGCTGTTCAATTGCGTCGTGGCGATGGCGGCTGGGTATTGGGCAGACGTGCCAGTCAGTCGGCAATTCCGGCTTGCGTTGCCACAGCTCTCGTTTCACACTTTGCGACACGCCCAGAGACGGAGATTGACATTCTCGTTGGGTAATGCTCTCAGCGTGGGAAAATTCTCGCATG